ATGCGGAAACTTCAACACTTCGCTGGATAGAGGGAAAGACAATGGCATATGGTTTCATTGAGTCGGATGTGATCCGCTACGCCCTGATCGACAGGGACACACGCCCTGACACGCTGACCAAGTGTCTGGACCTGATGAGCGACTACATCGTGGACGACATGTTGGATGTGGATGTGCCGCATGAGGTGTGGACCAAGCGCAATGAGGCACTGACGATGGCCTGCAAGTCATACGACCGCAAGGAATACAGTGTGTGCTTTGCCTATATCAAAGACTACTTCGCAATCTGAGGGGAAAGACAATGCAGTTCATTCGTAAGTCAATGCTAAGTGGTGTCACCCGATCCCGTGACATTGATGTGACCGAGGAAGAGTATGACCGCTGGCGCAGTGGTGTGCTGATCCAGAGGGCAATGCCCCACCTGTCTGATGTGGACCGGGAGTTCATTATGACGGGTATCACTGAGGAAGAATGGAACGCAGATATGAAGGAGGAAGTGTGATGATCCGCTCTGTAGAATACTTCAACACTGAGGCTGAGGCTGAACAAGAAGGCCAACGCTGCAAAGCTCTTCTTGGGCCGGGGTATGGATACTCGTATCGTGTGTGGCAAGAAACCAGTGGGGCATGGGTGCTTGACTCTTCCCGCTACTCCTCTTGCGATTGAGGTGTAGTATGGAATGGATACTGCTAGGTTGCTTCATGGGCCTTGGCCTGTGTGTTGTATTCGCCTCACAAGATGATGGGGCTTGACTCGAAAGGACAATGGGAATGAAAGTCTTCGTGGTTACTGATGGTCATGCTGGTCACGTCTTTTCTGCAAGGGAAGTAGTGAAACCAGATAATGTGCAGACAAAAGAGCCTACTGAGTGGGTGATCTGTAGTCCTTATCGCCGTGTCTACCTTGATGAGGGTGGCATGTATGTGATCTGGAAGAAACGTAAAACATCTGTCTATCTGATTGCATAGGAGACTGAGGACATGTCTGACGCAAGAGACTTCTTTATCATCATGTGGATCGTGATGCAGGGTGGAAGCTGGATGATGCCTGATGCCTATGGCAACTTCAAAGCACTGAGCGAAGTGGCATACTTGGAAACCTTGGAAAGTCTGGGGGTGTGGGATGAATGATACAATAACCAAACTGGATCGTTTCCTTGCACGTGATCCTTATCTCTTGATGCAGATTGAGGGATACAAACTCTGGGAACACCCTACCTACGGGGACGAGGCACCTGTCTACATGTCCACCCCCAACGGCAGGCTCATCAACACAGGCTTCTATGATCTGGAAGACTTCGATCTGAGCCTCTGCATAGAGCTTGACAAAGAAGGCTAAGGTTATGAGAGACCCCATGTATGTTCTTAGGAACCTAGTAAACTCGCCGTGGCATGATAACGACACGATCAGGGATGCCCTACTCACAGGCAAGGAGTTTACCTACGAGGAGGTTAAGGCTGTCGCAAGAAAATCTGTAGAAATCTGGCTCAATAAAAGGTCAACAGCATGGACTCGTTCATCAAACACTCGGCGCTGATCTGGCAACAGGATGGATGCACTGTGGACCAAGCAAGGTTCAAGGCATGGTGCGAGGGGCCAGAGGGCTACAAGAAACGTCTGGAAGCACAGAAAGAATACCTGTCTCAGGTTGACGAGGAGACTGACGAATGACCTGCCCACCCTGCAACCATGACTGCAACCAAGGGCGTGACTGCCCCTCACGGAGGACGAAATGATCGACATGACCAACAACCGAGTGCCGTATAACCTGCTGACCGATGAGGAAAAGGCTGCGTTGCATGAGCATGAGAAGGCGGGTGGGGAGTTTTCATATATAGGCGGCGGTGGGCGTCGGTATCTAAGCAAAACTTGGCGTATCAACAGTATCGTGCGCGCCGTCCCACTGCCGGAGAAGACTCAAGACGTGATCGCATGGGAGAAGCTGCCTGATTGGGCTGAGTGGGTAGCGCGGGATAAGGACGGCACGGTTTGCGCCTACGACGAAGAACCTGAGTGCTACGTCAACGATTGGATGTTTAATGGTTATCACTGCACCCGCATCGACGACTTCCCCGGCATCGTGCAGATTGGGACGTGTGATTGGAAAGACAGCAAGCAGCAGAGGCCACGGGGATGAGTGACAAACCTGAATACTGGTATCCAGAAGATATTGAAGTTTACGTTAAGAATGGGGTACGCTATGCCCGCCCTGCATGGTGGAAGCCGTGCGCTTGGGATGCCATTGGCGTACTACGGTTAGCATTGAAGGATAGCACCGCAGGTTGGATGTTGGCACGAGAAGAACAGAGAAAGCGAGAATGGCAAGATTGGCTACATCGATTTTACCCCTTGTATGTAGAGGAAAGTAAAGCGTTTCGAAAACACATTGCCAAGGGAGGGAGCGTATCATCCTTCCGCGTGGAGTGGAAAAAGATTAAGGTAGATCGGGATGTGTGATTGGCGAGATAGCAAGCAGCGGAGGCCGAGATGATCGGAAACATAAAGATCGCATGGCCCCCGGAGTATGCTTGGCGCTGCCACCTCATCCCCGGCGTCGTGTATCACCTTGAGGAGGGCCGACAGCCCAACGCCTTCCATCGCCTCATGCAGCGCCTGTGCTTTGGCGTCAGGTGGGAACGAATTAAGGAAGAGAAGAAATGACTGACGAAGAACTGGTGAAGGCGCTGCGTGATTTTGCGGACGATGGATACGCTGAACTATCTGTCGCCGCCGCCGACCGCATCGAAGCCCTGACCAAGGAGCGGAATGCGCTTCGGTCTGCACTAAACCGCATTCGCCCTATCCCAGAAAGAATTTTGCGCGGCATTCCTGTTCGCGATTTAGCAGAAACACTGGCAGAAGCTGACAGCGCGTTGATCAAAGGAGAGAGCCATGAGTGACCAAACATGCTGTGGCGCTTGCGGCTATCCAGTACATGCGACCAAAGAAATGGCTTGCGATTGGTGCCGCAAATCCGCCGCCCGCATCGAGGCTCTGACCGCCAAGCTGGCGAAGGCGGTGGAGGGGCTTCTCCTTGCCCGTGTCCATGTCGCCAACAATGAGCAGGGATGGAGCGTGGGTCGGGCCTCTGCGCGATCTGACCTAAAGATTATCAACGCCACGCTGGCCGAGATTGAGGGTAACTCAAATGAGAAAACTGGTTGACACTGTTAACCAATAGGGTGTAGTGTATAGAGATACTACCCGTATCGGAACAGACTTCTAATCTGTAGTACCGTAATTGGATCAATGGGGGTTCGAGTCGGGTCTTGACAAGATGTTCCATCTCAGGTATAACTGCCACTAGCTCAACTGGACAGAGCAACAGTCTTCTAAACTGTAGGTTCCGTGTTCGAATCACGGGTGGCAGGCCAACACAAAAGGAATATCCCATGGAAATCTGGAAAAATTGCGTAGATTACCCTGACTTGTTCGAGGTATCTAATCTCGGTAACTTTAGGAACAAGCGCAACAAGAAAGAGTTAAAACAGTGGTTGCACCCGCATGGATACCTCCATGTCGCCACTAAAATCGGTGGTAGGAAAGGTAAGAATGTTTGCTTCAAAGTACACAGGGAGGTTGCAAAAGCCTTTATACCAAACCCAGATAACCTACCTGTAGTGAATCATATGGATGGGGTAAAGACAAATAATTGTCTGCTCAACCTTGAGTGGGCATCTGTTTCAGGTAACGCCATTCATGCTACAAGAAGAGGTTTGAACAAAGTTCCAATCAATCCGTTCAAACTCACAGAAGAACAGCAGGGATGGGTGCGTGAAAGTTATAGGCCTCGTGACAGAGAGTTCGGGGCGAGGGCTTTGGGAAGATTGTTTGGAGTATGCCATACCACAGTGCTAAGGGTACTTAAACAATAGACCAGCACCATTTCCACAGGGTTTTCAATGGGTTATGAACCAGACGACTGGGACTACATACTGTCCACGGTGTGTAATGCCTACTTCTCAGACTTGAAGTTCGAGGAACTGGTTGATTGTGTTATGCTATCCTCGAACAAGGAAGAACTTGACGCCGCTGTAACAGCAACCATCAGACTATGGGAGATAGTCAACCATGAAGAGCAATAGCAACCTGCGTGTCGTAGAGACCAACAGCCAGACGACCAAAGACTTCACCATCCAAGCCTCTGGCAAGATGTTCCATATGGTTATCTCTGGATTATATTCCAATAAGGCTCAATCTATCACAAGAGAGCTGTGGTCCAATGCCTTTGATGCACATGCTATGGTGGGCAAGGAGGCTGTCCCATTCGAGGTGACTTTCCCTACTGCCATCACACCCACCTTCACCTGTCGTGACTTCGGGCCGGGGATTGCCCACGATGACATGGAAGGTTTCTACACTGTGCTGGGTCACTCCACCAAGGAGAATACCAACAAGGCTGTAGGCAAGTGGGGCGTTGGGCGTATGTCCCCCATGTCTTACACTGATACCTTCTCTGTCGTTTCCCGTCACAAGGGCATGGTCAGCTACTATGCGGTTCAACTCGGACCTGACGGATCGCCACAACTTCATGTCCTTGCTGAACCTCAGCCCACTGCCGATCCTGATGGTCTTGAGGTATCCTTCCCTGTGAAGCGTCAGGACATCCAACAGTTCCAGACCGCAGCCAATGTGATCTCTGTGGGCTTCGATGTTCCACCTGTTGTCACCAACTCCAAGGAGAAGTCTTTCAGCCCCCTCAAGAAGCTGTACGAGGGCGAGGACTACTACCTGTACGAACACGAGTCGATGTCTGGTCCATACGCTCAGATGGGTTGTGTCCTGTATCCCATCCCTTTCGAGTATCTCCCGAAAAGCTCTTGGGGTTCACGCAGCATCGTCTACAAGTTTGACATTGGTGATCTGGAAGTCACTGCATCACGTGAAGCCCTATCCTTCGGTCCCAATGATCCTACTGCTGCCAGCATCAGTGCCAAGACTGAGGTAGTTGAACAGCAACTGTTTGATGCACTACAGGCTGAGGTTGAAGCACAGCCCAAGATGTTCCTTGCAGCCAAGCTGGCACCCAAACTGCGTAGGTTCATTCGTAGTGGTGAGTTCAAGTGGAAGGGTATGCAAATCCCGAAGGTGTGGAACCTTGCGAAGTATCAGAAGGTTTCTCTGCACTGTGGCTACAAGGGCTACCGCCAGAAGGTTGTCGGGTTTGGTCTGGACAAAGACCTGAGTGTGACTGAGGACCACACCATCTTCATTCAGGACACTTCGGACAAGAAGGGCTGTGCTCGTGCTGCAACTCGTATCTGTGGTGCTATTGACAGCTACAAGTACTACGTCTGGGTCAGGGCTGATCTGACAGACAAGGAACAGAAGGCTGAGGTTGATGCCCTGATTGCAGAGCTTGACTTCCCTGTACTGTACGTGAAGGACTTGCAGGATGATGGCCCCAGACAGTCTGGCACTCGCAGTAAAGTTATGTTGTCCCACCTGAGAAGTGGACACCTAGTCAAACATGATATGGATGCCACAGAGTTTAGTGGGGGTGGCTACTACTGTAAGATGTCGAACAACGAAGTGCCGCACCAGATACGCAGGGCATATGCAGTCTTCTTAAGCAAGTTTGGGAAGGAGCTAGTGTTGGTACCTAAGACCCTCTGGAGTAAGTTTGAGGGACAGGCAAACTGGCTTGATGCAGAAGTTGCTTTGGAACATCTTGTGAAGGGGGAGGTAAAAAACGTAAATGAAATCTTTGGGAATGTTTACGACGCTTACCCCTTCAACCACCTCAGAAATCTTGAGGAAGCAGGCGGCATTGTCGGAGAGTTCTCAAAGAAGATTAAGGAACCTAAGCCAAAGCAATACCTTGGTCTTGGCTCTACCCAATGGGGGGACTTACTGAACCACTACAATTTGCCTGCCTTCTCCAGCAAAGGTTCTGAGGCCAAGTATAAGAAAATTCTTGACAAGTACCCACTGCTTACCCTATGCAGGGGTGACAACACCGAGAACTTCCTGCAATACATCCAACTGATCGACAACGCAGCAAAGGAGTAACCCAATGCGTGTCCCCTACACCCTCTCTGCCGAAAGCGTCACCGTGTTTGTTGGCGGCAAGATGCGTACCGTCCTCTCTGGCAACAAGAACTTCGAGAAGCTGCGTGAGCACCTTCGTGGGCCTGAGCATGACGCTGCCACCATCCTTACCCTGTCTGATCGTGAAGAGACTATCCGTCAGTCTACTGGCAAGTCTGTTGAGGTTATCAACGGCACGGTCTACTATAAGGGCGAAGAGCTTCACAACGCTCTGACCAACAAGCTGCTGAACCTGCTGGACGATGGCTTCGATGCTACCCCTTGGATCAAGTTCCTTGAGAACCTGATGGACAACCCCTCGTTCCGCTCTCGCAACTGCCTCTACGGGTTCCTTGAGCACTTCAATGCCCCGATCACCCCAGAGGGTAACTTCATCGCCTTCAAGCGTGTTGGTTGGAACTGGAAAGACCTGCACACTGGCACGATGGACAACAGCCTTGGTAAGGTGGTGAAGATGGATCGCAGCAAGGTTGACGATGATCCCCAGCACACCTGTTCGTCTGGCCTGCATGTCTGTGCTGACGAGTACCTCAAGGGCTATGCCACTGGCGAGAACAACCGTACTCTGGTGGTTGAGGTGAACCCTGCCAATGTGGTTGCTGTTCCCTACGACTACAACTTCTCGAAGATGCGAGTGTGCGAGTACAAGGTTCTTACGGAGATTGAACCCAAGGAAATCCCTGACATTCTCTCCGAGGAGATGTATGACTTTGATACCAGAGAGGAACTGGATGATTGGGTTTAATGTGTTGAGGTTTGATCTCGCTTTGGCGTTGAACATCACCCTCATTGCACTCTTCCTCGCAGTCATGTAGAGGTAAGAGATGTACCATGTCAGGGTGAGCGACAACGGAAAGGTCATTGCAAGTTCTCTCCAAGAGGGGTTGGCTGATGCAGTGGCTTACGGGATAGCCTTGGGACAGAAAGGGAATCGTATCATCATCCATGACTCAGTTCAAGATGCTACGGGAAAGATTCTGGACCTTGATGAAGTTCTCTCTACGTACATTCTTGAAGAGAACCATAAAGAGTATCCTTAAGTATTATTATTTCTTTAAGAAGTAAAAGTACCTTAAGGTATACATAAAGAGATAGAGGGTAGCACAGGTCTTTCTTCATGGCAAGTGCTACCTTCAACAAAAGAGGACGACATGAAATACACTCGTAAAGTCAAGAACAAGGATGGCTCTGTCGTTCACAGGTTCGTCCCACCACCAGAGGTTCTCAAGGCTGGTGTCGTTAAGTCTCAGACCTTCAAGGATGGTAGGGCTGCACGTTACGAAGTCCCTAGACTGATGGAGAAGGTGGAGGCTTATCGAAGAGGAGAGATCAAGGAAGGGAACGTAGGACCAAGCTCCAAGATCATCCATGTCATCAACTATTACCTGTCGTCCAAGCAGTTTGCCTCTCTCGCTAACAGGTCTCAGATCAAGTACGAGGCAGACTTGAAGAGTGTTTCTCGTTCAGACCTTGGCCACATCTCAATTAACAAATTGACTGCGAAGATATGCAAGGAAGCCTACGAGGATTGGGTTCAAGCACACTCGGTTGCGAGGGCCAATGAGAGGGCAAGGATACTTTCCATCGTACTCAACTTCGCCCGATCTCTTGATCTTATCAACGACAACCCAATGTCCAAGGTGAAGAAGCTGAGACATGAACCTAAGACACCGATCTGGACGAGGGATCAGGTTGAAGTCTTCCTTGATACTGCCTTCACCAAGTTCGAGTGGAGAAACGTGGGGCTTCTGGTGATGATGTGCTATGAGTGGGCGCAAAGACCAACAGACATCTGCCACCTCAAGTGGGACAACCTCGACCTCGACAATGCAAGGATGAAGGTCAAGCAATCCAAGAGAGGTGCAGAGGTAGAGATGCCCATTGAGGAACCCCTGCTGACCATGCTCAAGGAACAGAAGGAAGATTGGGGCTTCCAGAAGTACGTGGTGCCACACCACAGGGCCAGCGATAATGCCTATGTCCCCTTGAAACCTGAATCGTTTGGACCTATACTTCGCCAGATAAAGCAGGCATGTGGCTTGCCAGAAGAGTTGAAGATTGGACACCTGAGAAAGACTGCCATCACAGAGTTTGTAGCAGCAGGGGTTGACAGCACAGGCATCATGCAGGTAACAGGACACAAGAACATCGCCAGCCTCAACCCGTACATGAGGCACACATACGAGGGTGCTAAGACAGCACAAAACGTCAGAAAGGGTTACAAAGATGGTCCGTAGTAGGAATGAGACATGCCACCCAATGTACCGTGATGATGGGTATAAATGCACTGCCGAAGAGTATTACGATTGGTTGGACAACATTTGTGCCGAGGACTTTGAGCAGAGATACCCAGAAACGGCAAAGGCACTGAGGGAAAAACGAACGAGGTCGAAACATGGGGCATAACAAGTATGACCGCAACAAGGACTCATCCCTCGTCAGCATCCACACCGTGCTAAAGAAGCTAGGGCAACAGGTGGAACAGGCTGAGTGGGATGGGAAACCCTGTGAACATCTGAAGCAAGAATACAAGACAGTATCTGAGTATCACAGCCACACAGGCAGCAACTTCTACCCAACCTTCTGAGGAGACAGACATGACCAGAGAGAAAGACGTAGTGGCTTCTATCGTGGAGAAGCTCATCAACAATGGTGCTATGGATGAGATTGTCTTGGCAGTGTTGGAGAGTTCCTTGGAGACCAACTTCGAGGAGTTGGAGAAGCTGTCCCAGAGGAAGTACCTTGAGGCTCACCACTGGCAGGACTACGCTGATTGCTTGCAGTATGTTCACTCTTGCATCAAGGTTCTTCGGTACTTCTCTGTGAACGACTACACCGAAGAGCAGGTACGTGCTAATGAGTATTCACTCAAGATTGAGGAACTCTACTGATGGAGGTAACTGCAGTTTGCAGTATCTGTGGTTTGGAGAAACCAACCCTTGACTTCTACAAGAATAGACGTGGCATACATGCCTCTTGCAAAACTTGCTACATCGAGAGGAACAAAGGGTATCAAAAAAGGTACCGAGATGAAAACAGGTTTGCAATACGGATGAAGTCTTGTAGGGCAAGGGCAAAAGAGAAGGGCATACCTTTCGGCTTGACCACAGAATATTTACAGGATATCTGGACTGGTGTTTGCCCAGCTTTTAATATCCCGCTTGATATTAATGCGAAGAGGGGCAAAGTTGGTCATGCACAGTTAGATAAGGTAGACCCCTCCAAAGGCTACGTTCAAGGTAATGTCGTATGGTTATCTGAACGTGCAAACAGAATAAAAGATGATGCAACACTAGAGGACTTGGAAAGGCTGGCAGCATGGCTCAAATCATGGTAAAATACCTAGACCATATGGGGAAGGATTTGACGGTTTCTAACGCAGCCCGTGTATCCTTCAAGAAGAGACGGGAGGAGTTTTTGTTTGAGGGTGATCCACGTATCCGCCCGTCAGGCCGTAGCGACGAGAAGCTTGTTCACGACCTAGCAAAAGAAGGTCATATCGCACCATTCGGCCACTGCTTTGCGTCGTTTCATGTTAAAGCACCTATCTTTGTTGCTAGACAGTTGGTAAAGCACAAATTTCTCCGTTGGTCAGAAATCTCTCGTCGCTACGTAGATGATGAACCAGAGTTCTATGTACCTGACGTATGGCGTGGTAGGGCAGAAGATAAGAAGCAAGGGTCTAGTGGTGAAGTAAAAATTCCTTACATGGTTCCTCACGAGTTTAACAAATCAGCTTTGTACGAGTATGAGACCTTGCTGGAATCTGGTGTAGCTCCTGAACAAGCCCGTATGGTTCTACCTCAATCGACAATGACTGAGTGGTACTGGTCTGGTAGCCTTGATGCCTTCGCAGATATGTGTCGTCTACGCTGCAAGGAAGATACCCAATACGAGACACGTCTAGTTGCAGTGATGATCGGTGAGATAATGGAAGACCTGTTCCCTGTATCATGGAAGGCTTTGGTAGATGCTAAGTAGGGATGATCTTGAAGGGCTATCACCTGAGTTTCTTGACTGGGTAGAGGTGAATCACTTTGACAAGTGGGTAGACAGTTTTTCTCTTCACCCTGTTCACAGGACGATCTTTCTGCACCTCTTATTCTCTGCCTTTCAGCGTGGTAGGTTGAACCCTCCAGAGTGGGTGATAAAGAGAGAGATGGGGAGGATGGTATGAGGTGGAAAGTTCTACCCTACGACTACGCAAGATGCTACACACAGGACTGCCCCCTAGAGAAGACGTGTATGCGTAAGACACCGGGGCATCCAACCTACCAGACAATCTTTCACCCTAATCCAAGCAAAGATTGTGACTACTACATCCACAAGGAGGAAGATGGGGATGAATAGTGTAGCCGCTATCTGTGCTACAATAGTGGGTTGGGTGTTTTTAATCGCAGTCATAAGCCCATAAAGGAGAGAATCAAATGCTTGAAGATGGACCCTTCCGCATCATCGTAGACAAAGTGTTGGAGCATGAGGATGGTGGTGCTACTTACACCTTCGACATGGACCATGCAGCAACACAATCTATGGCTCAGTATGGCCTGCAGCTTATCCTTCTCTGTGCAGCATACGGGGTTGACATTCAGGATGCCTTCGATAGTATTCGCACCCTAAACAAGATAGAGGAAGACGACAGTGACGGAGCACCCACATAAACCATGCCCCTTCGAGAATTGCAAAAGCTCTGACGCATTCTCTTGGAACGACAACGGGTATGGACAGTGCAAATCTTGTGGACAGAGTTACCCATCTAAGGGTATGAAGGGACTGAAAGATTGGGCAAAGGAGACCTACCCAGTGAAGCAACAAGTCGATGTAAGAAGTCTGCCAGTCTCTAAGGTTAGCTACGATGATATTCGTGGTCTGGACCCTGATGTGTGCAAGCTGTATGGTATTCAGCTTCACCTTGACGACAATGACAAACCTGTGCGCTATGCCTTCAAGCATACGGACAATGTGAAGTACCGTGGCTACGACGAGAAGGTGTTCTGGACCAAGGAGAAGGGCAAGCCTTTCGAGGATTTGTTTGGACCTGAGTTCAATGCTGGCACATCCAAGCGTATCTACATCACGGAGGGGGAGTTCGATTCTGCCTCCCTCTACCAAATCCTTGGCAAGACCTATCCAGTTAAGTCACTTCCCAGTGCTGGCATTGGGGAGAAGTTTGTCAAGAAGAACTACGCCTACCTCAACTCCTTCCAAGAGGTTGTGTATGCAGGTGAACTGGACGAGGCAGGCAAGAGAGCCGCAGAGGTTCTGTATGGTGCCTTCCCCCAGAAGTTCTGGTATGTCCCCATGTCTCAGCACAAGGACGCCAATGAGTTCCTGATGGCTGGCGCTGGTGACGCACTCAAGTGGGCTGCAATCAAACCCCAACGCTACACCCCAGACAACTTCTTCTGTTCGTCGTTGGATGTGGAGAAAGCAATCCTCACCGAGAACCCCTACGAGTACGTTCCTACAGGACACACTGGGATCGACGAGAAGTGCAGGGGTTTGGTCAAGGGTGGCATTACATTCATCAAAGCCCCTCGTGGTACAGGTAAGACAGAGGTGATCCGTTACTTCGAGACTGCCATGCTGCGTGACCCTGATGAACGCATTGCCCTGCTGCACATGGAAGAGATGAAGTCCACCACCTACCGTGCTATGGCCACCTACGAGTTGGGTGTTAATGTTCGTACCAAGGATGATGCCAAGTACAACGCTGTGGACGAGAAGGAGGTCATTGATGCAGCAATCAAGGCCACCAAGGGGGAACGCACCATCATCTTCGAGATGCGTCTCCACGACGATCCTATGAAGCTGTTGGAGTATGTGCGTCTTGCTGCCTCGGTCTATGGTGCAGGCTTTATCTTCATCGACCACGTTCAGCGTCTGGCCTACTTGTCGAGTGCTGGTGTTGATGGTGCTACTTCCCTGCTGACCGCTCTCGGTTCTCAGATGGCGCAGCTTGCCAAGGAACTGAACATTGGTGTGATCTTCATCTCACAGGTGAACGAGGATGGTCGGACAAAGTATGCTGCGGCCTTGGAAGAAGAGGCTATCATCTGCATGAAGATTGAGCGTGACGTAGAGAATGAGGACGAGGTGGAGCAGAACACTACCTACTTCCACATTGACAAGAACCGCCCATTCGCTAAGCTGGGTGCTGCTGGTTCCCTCTACTGGGACTCTGACACAACAATCCTCCGAGAAGGTTTCTGACATGGCAAAGTATGAACTCTCTTCTGACAAGAACGTAGTGATGCTTGGTGATACGAAGTTCGAGGAGTTCTTCAACAGCCACAATAATTCCTACATGTTCCTTGAGTGGGCACAGGGATGGTTTGAGGTTGGATCGTTTGACTGGCATCCTAAGTCTGTCAACAAGACATTGCACACAGCCTTCGGTTCTAAAATACCATTGCGCTTCTCTGCTGCGATGTACAATACCTTCATCAAGGCAAACATCCCTCTGGAAGCATACTTTGCAGTCACAAGCTTTGGTAAGCATTGGAAAACCTTCGACCCTAGGTTGGTGAACAGTGCTGTGGAACACAACCACCTTGTCCAACAGGCGATTAGGGATAACACCCTGAATGTTCTACCGCTTATGTTGCACAAGAAGATGGACACACAGCAACTCAAGGCTGAGTATGGCAAGGGGTTGTGGAAGAAGCTGTCGAACACCAGCAAGTCTCGCATGAAGTTGCTTGCCAGAGTGATTGATAAAAACCCAGAGTGGGCAGAAGTCAGAACCTGTATGCTTAAGGAGTATAGGGGTAACATCTTTGATGATGAGTCTGCACTGATAGCAGCAAGGATTGCACCCAAAGCAGGCACGTTCCGTCAGACTGAGCACATGATTTACGACACAGTGCGGATGGCCAATCGTCAGGGTGAGACTGTGAATCCTCGGTGGTCCTACAAGCGTTGGGAAGAAGAGCACAGCAGGCTGACCAAGGACTTGCTGACGAAACAGTACAGCGACAAGCCCTTCACAGATGTTGCAGTCTATGAAGAAGGTGGGTATACTTTCACCCTATTCAACAACCAACTGGACATTGCGACAGAAGGCAAGACCATGCACCATTGTGTTGCATCCTATGCTGGGCAAGCAAGCCGTGGTAAGTATGCTGTGTTCAGGGTTGAAGGTAAAGGAGAACGGGCTACCCTTGGGCTTAACTATGGAAATCTGCTTCCAATCCGTCCGAGAGAGTTTTACTTCGACCAGTGTTATGGTATGATGAACTCTCTGGTTTCTGAGAAGCTCCGCACCGCTGCACTAACGATCACAACGAGGCACAATGATTATCTTCGACTGCGAGACGGACGGACTGCTGGACAAGGCGACGAAGGTTCACGTGCTGTCTTGGACAACGGACGGGAAGGAGTTCCACTCAACCAATTCCTACGAGGGAATGCGATCCATGCTGTCTGGATCGACGATCTTAATTGGGCATAACATCTGCCGCTTTGATATTCCTGTCTTGGAGAAAATCCTTGGCATCAGTATCAAGGCCAAGCTGTACGACACGCTGCCTATGTCTTGGGTCATGTATCCTCAACGTCAACTCCACGGGCTTGAGTCCTTCGGGGAAGACTTCGGGGTGCCTAAGCCTGAGATCACTGACTGGGAAGGTCTGACCTACGAGCAATACAAGCATCGTTGTGAAGAGGATGTGAAGATCAACTGGCTTCTCTGGAAAGACCTCATCAAGCGTTTCAAGATGGTCTACAAGGACGACAAACAGTCTATGGACAAGTTCTTCCAGTACCTGACCTTCAAGATGAAGTCTGCTGCTATGGCTGAACAGGCTGGCTGGCGCATCAACAAGGAGCTTGTAGAGAAGTCTCTGGCAACCTTGGAGAAGGCTCAGGAAGAGAAGGTCGAGGAACTGCGTCAGGTCATGCCACCTGTGACCAAGTATGCTGAGAAGACCAAGCCAGAGAAGATGACCAAGAAGGATGGCACACACAGCAAGGCTGCTATCGACTGGTTCAATCTTCTGGAAGAATACGACCTTCCCCTCTTCCACGAAGACCCTGTGCGTGTCGTTAAGAGTGTCGAACAGCCCAACCCCAACTCGTCCGATCAGGTCAAGGACTGGCTCTTCTCTATGGGCTGGGAACCTTGCACCCACGACTACAAGAAGAACGAGGATGGCACTGAGCGTATGATCCCTCAGGTCCGTAAGGATGGAGAGCTTGCACCCTCAGTCAAACTCCTGATTGAGAAGAACCTCGGTGTGGGATTGCTTGATGGGTTGACCGTGATCCAGCACCGCAAGTCCATCTTCGAGGGTATGCTTGAGTCTGAGGTGGGTGGCTACGTGAAGGCTGAGATTGCTGGCCTGACCAACACACTACGCTTCAAGCACAAGAAGCCTCTGGTCAACCTCCCCGGTGTTGATAAGCCGTGGGGCAAAGAGATCAGGGGTTCACTCATTGCTGACGAAGGCACTATACTATGCGGTGCTGACATGGTATCCCTTGAGGCTACCACCAAGCGTCACTTCATCTTTCCCTACGACCCAGAGTATGTTGCAGAAATGTCTGTCCCCGGCTTCGATGAACACTTGGACCTTGCTGTTCGTGCAGGCTACATCAACAGTGACGACTACGACTTCTACACACGGGCAGATGAAGATACGGTCAACGACAAGGACCGCTTCAAGAAGATCAAGAAGACCCGCAAGAAGTTCAAGCCCGTCAACTATTCTGCAGTCTATGGTGTTGGTGTTCCTAAGCTGTCTCGTACCACTGGCATGTCCCCCGCAGAAGCCAAGGTTCTTCTGGAAGCATACTGGGAACGTAACTGGGCTGTGAGACAGTTTGCCAAGGATCAGGAGGTCAAGACTGTGAACGGGCAGATGTGGGTCAAGAACCCTGTGAATGGTTTCTGGTACACGCTTCGTTACGAGAAAGACATCTTCTCAACCCTCAACCAAGGCACGGGTGCATACTGCTTCGATCAGTGGGTTGCACACTACCTGACCAAACGACCAAACATTGTTGGACAGTTCCACGACGAATCCATCAACAGGGTCAAGAAGGGTGAAGAGAAGGAACACGAATCGGTTCTTCGTTGGGCAATCAACAAGGTCAACGAGAAGCTGAGACTCAACATCAAGCTGGACATCGACGTGCAGTTTGGTCACAGATATTCCGACATCCACTAAGGAGTAAGACAGATGGAAAAGAAGACTAAGGGTCTCAAACAACTCACGAAACCTTACAGCATCCCTGTGCGTCTGGCCAAGGGTGGTAAGGAGTACGAGAGAGACAACAGCAAACAACGCAAATACAAGGTGGCTGGTGAGAAATAGTTCTTGCCTCTGCTTTGAAGAATCTGCTACAATACCCGAATAGCAAAGGAGCTAAACATGGGAACTCGTAAAGTAAAACTGACTGGCTACGCATACTGGGCCAAGGTGTTTGAAGACAACCGCGACAAGACTGGCTTCGAGAATGCGCTGGTTGAGATTGGTGGTCAGACCACTATCGACATGGACCTCGACAACGAAAGCATGGAAAAGCTCAAGAGGTCCAAGTCCATGAAGCGCGGTTCGCCAAGCAACGACAACGACGGTATGACCCGAGTGCGCTTCACCCGTAAGTGGACCGAAGAGTATGGTGGTGGTGAGCCTACCGTGGTCAAGGCTGATGGCACCAAGTGGGACTACGACGAGGATGGTCCGATTGGAAATGGTTCGACTGTTGAAGTTGTCCTCTCTGTCTACGACACTTCACGCAAGGCCATCGTGGGTACTCGTCTCGACAAGGTTAAGGTTCTGGAACACAAAGCCTACAACCCTGATGGTGACGACGATGAGGAAGAAGAGGTGAAGCCCGTAGCCAAGGCCAAAGCATCTGCCAAGATGGAACTTGAGGATGAGATTCCGTTTTGAGTAAAAAATTAGACACCATCGTAGAGGACATCTACAGGGTTGTCGAAGGGAAGGGAGGGTGGGATGCAACTGTCACAGAGTTCTTCTCGTCCTCCCTTTCTAGTATCGCAGAGGCTAGGTTTTCTCAGGAACAAATCCCCCGAGATTACCTCAGTCTCTCTGGCATAGGCTCACCCTGTGACCGTAGACTGTGGTACAAGATCAACCAAACCGAATCCTCAGAGCCACTCACTGCCGAGGCTCTTGGAACCTTCTTCTACGGAGACTTACTCGAAGCCCTCGTGCTGTCACTGGCAAAGGCAGCAGGACACAACGTCGAGGGTATGCAGGACAAGGTTGAAGTCTTCGGTATCCCCGGCTCTCGTGACGCTGTGATTGATGGGGTGACAGTCGATGTTAAGTCTGCATCCAAGTATGGGTTTGAGAAGTTCCGTAAACACAACCTGCGAGAAGACGATCCCTTCGGGTACATCAGCCAGTTGAGTTCGTATGTCTACGCAGGCAAGGATGATCCTCTGGTGAAGAACAAGACCGAGGGTGCTTTTCTTGTCGTTCAGAAGGACAGGTTCAAACTCTGCTTGGATCGTTACGACTTCACAGAAGAGATTGCCAAGAAGGAAGAAGAGATTGAGAGAGTCAAGAAGCTGGTTGCTGGGTCAATCCCAGAGGATCGTATTCCACCTGTCCCTCAATCTAAGACTTCTGAGAACACGGTGCTCTCTACTACTTGTGGATACTGCGACTTTAGGAAGGTATGTTGGCCAGAAGCCAGAACTTTTCTATATTCTACCGGACCGGTATTCATGGTTGATGTCGTTAATGAACCCCGAGTGACGGAGTTGATTGAGTGACAAAGACAGCCACAGCTAAGGCGAAGGGTAGACTAGGGCAGCAAGAGATCAGGGATAAAATCCTAGAAACCTTTCCTGACCTAGAGCCTGACGATGTGAAGTCAACAACAATGGGTGATGGGGGTGAGGACATACAGCTTTCCCCCGCTGCCCGCAAGAAGATGCCAATCAGTATCGAAGTGAAGAGGCGCAAGTCTGGCATGAAGATGCAGTATGATTGGTTGGCACAGGCTAAACGACATGGTAAGGGTGAGCCAATCTTATTCTTTAGAGCAGATCGTTCTGAATGGATTGTAATGGTTGGCTTGGAACACTACATGGAACTCCTAAAGAAGTGGAAGCAAGATGTTTAAGTGGCTACGAAAGAAGTTCTCAAAAGAAGAAGAAAAGCCTGACCAAACACTACTCTGGGGTGTCGTAGAGGGACCATTCTCTGCAAAAGAAATCCCAGACTGCGGGTTCCCGCCTGAATCGACGATGCTGATTCTGAAAGTTTCCCGTGGTGAAGATGTGTTTGATGCAGAGTTCTGGTTTGATGATCTCGACGAGGCGTATGTCTTGGTGAAGCACTTCCAGACCAACCTGTACCCAATCGTTCTCAACAACAAGGAGCCTTAATATGACTACTAAAACAGTCGTAGTATTCTCGTGTGCACATGCCGACCCTGCAACAAGCAGCCTGCGGTTCAAAGCACTAGGAAATTTCCTCTATGATCTCAAGCCAGACATGGTGTTTGATTTGGGTGATGGAGCAGACATGAGGTCTCTCAACAGCTATGATGAAAGATACCCTAAAGCACTGGCTACACAGAGCTATGAGAAGGACATTGAGTCCTACAACACAGCCCAAGAACTCCTCCGACATCCGTTCAGACATCACCGGAAGAAGCGACCTTTTTGGGTGGGATTCGAAGGAAACCACGAGAACCGAATTAAAAAGTACCTCGCCCTTAACCCAAGGAATGAGGGAGAAAAGTACGGGGTTTCCTTTAGCCATCTTCAAACAGACCACTACTTCGACGAATACCACGAGTATGAAAACAGTGGACCAGCCATCGCCCTCTACGACAAGGTGGCCTACGCGCACTACTTCACTTCTGGTAATTCTTCTACTGCTACTAGTGGCATCCATCACGCTTATACGATGGTGAATAACCTTGGCTGTTCTGCCACCTGTGGGCACTCTCACAAGCGTGACATGTACTTCAAGGATGGTGGGCTACCTCATGGCAACATTGGCCTCGTGGTGGGCTGCTATAAGGGCGCAGAGGAGCACTGGGCTGGGCAAGCAAACCGTCAGTGGTGGCACGGTGTTGTGGTGAAGCGTGAGTTGGAGAATGGCATGTACGAGCCTGAGTTTGTTTCCCTCAACCAGATCATGCGAGAGTATGCTGAATGAACTACGAAGTGACAATCCTTGTTGAAGTCCATCCCGAAGCAGCCTTTGCTGGTACCGACGACGAGATGGAGAATGTCTACAGCTTGATTGAATCAGCAGTGTTTGATATTGATGATCTGACGCTGCACACACTGGATGTAATGGAGGCAGGAAATGGCTAAGTGGAAAGACACAGGACTAGACTACTTTGAACAAGAGAGGCACTACACCCCTTCCGCTATGGTGAGGGAGTTCTCTAAAGTTCTGGATCAAAAACCTGACGTGGCCCTGTACCAGAGGTTGATCTGTGAGGAGTACGAGGAGTGGTGTAAAGAAGCGCCACACACCGTAAAGGACTTGAAGGAGCTTGCAGACCTTGTGTATGTGATCTACGGCTATGCCCATGCCGCTGGGTACAATCTGGACGAGGCTGTGGAGCGTGTACATGACAACAATCTCGGTCGTTGTGTGCAACCTGATGGGACCGTCAAGCGAAGGGAGGATGGGAAGATTATAAAGAACCCTGACTACCCTGCGGTCTACTTGAAGGATTTGATCTGATGGCAAGCTTCATCTACCTCTTGACAATTCTCTTCATCTCCTTCTTGACAAATCTCTTCCTCGGACTAAAACTACTCGGTTCGATCACATGGTCTTGGTGGTGGGTTCTCAGCCCTCTCTGGATTGGTATCCCTAGTCTTATCCTTGTTACCTTCTTGGCAGCACTCGTTGCGAGTACCATAAAATGACAGTGCGAGAGCTTATAGACAAGCTGCAGAAAGTGCAGGACAAGGAGGTTCCAGTTGTATTGGTTGACTGGTCCATCCAGAACCCACTGACAGCCAAGCATGACCTCAGCACAAACCGTATCGTGGTGCAAGCACATCGCGTTGCAATCATAATGAGCTAGATCGTGATCGAACTGGCCTCAAAAAGAAAGTGAAAAAATGAGTAACCACCTGCCTACTGACTATCAGTCCTTCATTCACACATCACGCTATGCTCGTTGGCTCGAAGAGTATAAGCGGCGTGAGGGTTGGGGTGAGACTGTCTCTCGCTACATGACCAATGTAGTTGTACCTAAGACCCGTGACGAGATCATCCTTGATGAAATCGAAGAGGCTATTCTTGGTCTTGAGATTATGCCTTCGATGCGGGCTGTGATGACTGCTGGCCCTGCCTTGGAGCGTGACAACACGGCTGGCTACAACTGTTCCTACCTGCCTGTGGACGACCCCAAATCCTTTGACGAGGCTATGTTCATCCTTCTGTGTGGCACTGGTGTTGGCTTCTCTGTTGAGCGTCAATACATCAGCAAGCTGCCAGAGGTTCCTGAGCAAATGTTTGCTTCGGAAGATGTGATCGTTGTCCACGACAGCAAAGAGGGTTGGGCTAAGGCTCTGCGTAAGCTGATTGCTATGCTCTATGCAGGGGAAATTCCTAAGTGGGACGTGTCTAAGGTTCGTCCTGCTGGTGCTAAACTCAAGACCTTTGGTGGTCGTGCATCTGGTCCTGCCCCTCTGGTAGAATTGTTCCAGTACACGATTGAGAAATTCAAGGGTGCTGCTGGGCGTAAGCTGTCTTCGATTGAGTGCCACGACATCATGTGTAAGATTGGTGAAGTTGTTGTGGTAGGCGGTGTTCGTCGCTCTGCAATGATCTCTCTGTCGAACCTGTCTGATGATCGTATGCGCCACGCTAAGTCAGGTATGTGGTGGGAAGGTAATGCTCAACGTGCTTTGGCTAACAACTCTGTGGCCTACACTGAGAAGCCTGACATGGAAACCTTCATGCGTGAATGGCTGTCGTTGGTGGAAAGCAAGTCTGGTGAGCGTGGTATCTTCTCTCGTCAGGCATCTAAGAAACAAGCTGCAAAGAATGGTCGTCGTGATGCTAACCAAGATTTTGGCACTAATCCATGCTCTGAGATTATCCTTCGTCCGTATCAGTTCTGTAACCTCACAGAAGTCGTGGTCAGAGCTACGGACACACTTGAGGACTTGGAGCGGAAAGTAAAGCTGGCTACGATCCTTGGTACTATTCAATCGACGTACACTCACTTCCCCTATCTGCGTAAGATTTGGCAGAAGAACACTGAGGAAGAGCGTCTGTTGGGTGTGTCGTTGACTGGCATCATGGACAACAAACTCCTCGGGGCTTCTAACGCAGGTCTCGACAAAACCCTCAAGAGGCTCAAGGATGTCGCTGTTGCTACTAATGCTGAGTGGGCTAATCGTCTTGGTATTCCTGCTAGTGCGGCCATTACTTGTGTCAAACCAAGCGGAACTGTTAGCCAGCTTGTGGATTCCGCTTCTGGTATTCATGCTCGTCACAGCCAGTATTATATCCGCACCGTAAGGGGAGATAACAAAGACCCTCTGACGCAGTTTATGAAGGATCAGGGTATTCCTAGTGAGCCTTGTGTGATTAAGCCTGAGACTACTACAGTCTTTAGCTTCCCACAGAAGTCTCCCGAAGGTGCTATCACCCGTAACGACATGACGGCTATCGAACAGCTTGAGTTGTGGTTGGTCTATCAGCGTCACTGGTGTGAGCATAAGCCTTCTATCACGGTGACTGTTCGTGACAATGAATGGATGGAAGTTGGTGCTTGGGTCTATAAGTACTTCGATGAAGTATCTGGTGTGTCTTTCTTGCCGCACTCTGACCACAGCTACCAACAGGCACCCTATCAGGAGATTAATCAACGGGAGTATGAAGAGTTGCTTGCTGTCATGCCACCGAAGATTGATTGGACTAAGCTGAGCGACTACGAGAAAGAAGACACTTCCAAAGGGACTCAAACCTTTGCCTGTGTTGGTTCTTGTGAGATCGTTGACCTGACTTAAGAGCTTGCTACATCCTGAGCATGATGATAAACTGCTCACAACAAACCCTTGTGGAGCACACAGTGACCGTTGAAATAGCTATCCTAGCTGGACTCACAGCGAACGTCTTACTCTCTTGGTTGATTAAAAGGGACTTAGATGAAATAGAACAGGTCGTGGTGCAGATGCTCCTTGATCTGGGTAAACAAGGTATCTTAAACGTGGAGGTTGATGATGACTCTGGAGAAGCCTAAGGGCAAACGGGTATCACGCTACAAGAACGCTGAACAAGAAGGCGCAATGCGTACTGTTGCCATTAAGCCACTCAACGACAATCAAGCACTCTACCTCAAACATCTGGATGGCTCAGATCAAGTGATTGTCTGCGGGTTCTCTGGTACAGGTAAAACCTTTGTTGCAGCCACCTATGCAGCCAACATGTATGCCAACAGAGAGATCACCAAGATCATTCTGACCCGCCCCAACGTCTCTGTAGGTAAGGACTTGGGTTACTTCCCCGGCACACTCGAAGAGAAGTTTGCTCCTTGGGCTGCGCCTGTGCTTGATGTTCTCAATGAACAGTTGGGCAAGGGTACGGTAGAGACTGGGATCAAGAACGGCAACATCGAAATGGCACCCCTATCTACTATGCGGGGACGGTCGTTCAAGAATGCTTTCATTATCTTAGACGAGGCACAAAACACTTCCATCGCTGAGGTCAAAATGTTCTTGACTCGGATCGGAAAAGATTGTAAAGTTGTAATCAACGGTGACATAAAGCAGTCAGATATTGGTGGTAAGTCGGGCCTAGCAGCGATTATCCATCTTGTTAAGAAGCACAACCTGCCTGTGCCTATCGTTGAGTTCGGAGTGGATGACATTGTTCGCAGTGACATCTGTAAGCAGTGGATCGTGGCATTCGAGGAAGAGAAGCTATGACAGACAGTCAGACGACGACAGACATGGTGAATAGCCCTGCACACTACGGCCAAGGGAAGATTGAGTGTATCGAATACATTGAAGACTTCCTAAGCCCAGACGAGTACATAGGTTACCTGCGTGGGAACATTGCTAAGTACAATCATCGCTGGCGTTACAAGAATGGTCTAGAAGACTTGCGTAAGGCAGAATGGTATCACAAACGGCTCCTAGCTTTCATGGAGAAGCAAGTATGACTGAGGGTTTACTGCTCTTAGCACTGGTAGTATTTATAATCTGGGCGCTCAATGGAGACGACTGATGAACGCATTTGAACAAGGATACAAAGATTTTGGCAAAGGGCAGACCACAAACCCGTACCACAAGGACACAACAAAGTACAGAGATTGGGAGTTTGGATTCAACAAAGCCTATTCTCGAAACTTGGAGTGGGTCAGAGACAATGAACATCGAAGAAGAGGCCAAGGAGTTCAGAGCAAAGAAGAGGCATAGTGTCCCTCCTAAGCCCATGACTTCCAAAATCTACTTGATGGGAATGGCCATGAATGCACTCCTCTCAAGGTCTACTGGCCTCGTAAGAAGGGAAGAGATCAAGAGGGAAGCCGAAGAGTGGGCTGACTATATGCTTGAAGATTGAACTTAATGAATGACTTAGGGGGCCTCGCGGCCCCCTTTATCTTTTTGTCTATTCAATGCGTTCCTTTGGGAAACCTACAAACCCTGTGCTCATCTTCTTAGACCAAGTCATAATCTCTTGTCTTCGAAGAAGCTCTTCAAGGATACTATCAGAATCTCCAAGGTAGTCTGCAGCATTGGCAAAGTTACCCTGAGTGAAAGTACTCACAGCAGTGTCATAAACACCTTTGTCGCCAGAGTCCGTGATAGCCTGTCTTTCAGAGATAACGTACAGGTTACGGATGTAGCCTGCAGCTACTTTGGGTCTCTCTTGCAAGAGGTTCTCAAACCCAGCGGATGCTTGTTCTTTAGCGGCAGTGATCTCACTCTTGATGAACTCTTCCAACAAGAACCGTTTAATGTTGTTGTCTTCGATCTCATCATAGGTCTGATCTGCAAACCTACCACCATGCTTGACTTGCTCTTTCCAAGCGAAGAACTTCTGAGGTAGGTTCTTCCCCAACATTTCTCTGACAAAAACATCTACCGCAGGGTTCTCAACAGTCTTACTGCCATAGAGTTCAAACTCTTTCAGCCCCATACGGCTGATCTCTTTCTGCAGTTCGTTAGGCTTTCTCGAAGACTGCATACCAAGTTGTTTGGAGAGCGGATCAAGAGCACCGATAGGAGTAGAGCTAAAGGGGCTGTAGTACGGGATAGAAGTCTTGCCGTTGTAACTCTGAGCATACTGAACAAAGTCTACCTCGGGCAAGAAGCGTGTGGCCCTACGGAGCATTTCATCCAGATAATTACCTTCACCAAAAATCTCAGGCTCTTCGAGGCTACCACCAAACACTTCTCTCGTGTAAGGGGTTGTAACCAAGTCAGGATTAACCTGTCCCAAGAAGTCTCTGGTAGGGGTCAGAGGGTATGTAAAGGTAGCAGCAACGTCACCCAGAGACCTAGCAAGACCAAGGGTCACTCTGCCTTCATCGTAACTCTTCCCAATCTCCACAAGCAACGGTGCAGAGATACCAAGATCAGTCTGACCAATAGAGATGTCCATCATGGTGCTGAGAACTTTATCTGTAGGCAGATCATTCTTCCAACGATAATAAAGATCACCCAGATACAGGTTCATCAACCAAGGACCAGCAGTACGGCTCAGATCGACAACACCAGTATCTGTCTGCATCTTATCGTAGTCAACAGTACCATCTGTGGATGCAGCAGTGTATGCACCCAGCATGAAGAGAGAGGCACCTGTCATTTGTCTTGCAAAACGATCCTGACCTGTCTTGTTGAAATCACCAAACACAGTATCATCGTATCTGTTCAAACCACCAGTAACGATACCAATGGGGGTATAGTCATTGATGTGTTCAAGATGGTTGGCGATGTATCTTGGGAAGGGGATACCTGCACCTGCAGAGACGACGAAAGGAAGCTTGTGGTGAGCATCAATGACACTCTGAGCTACCGTACCAAATGCAGACTTGTCACCCCTGTAAGAGCGTTGGAAAGTGAACCTGCGGGCATCATCAGTGGCCTTGGCCAAGACACCTTCTGGGAGATTGTCCAGAGGGAGCTTCTTGTCTAGGAACTCCCCAAGGTTCAGACCCAGAGCAGGATCAGCAAGTTCCTGCAACTGTCTGTCTACACTGGAATAGAGAGTAGCCTGCTTGAACACAGAGTCGATAGTGGAGTTAAGGATGTTGACACCACGGCTCACACCAGCCATACGAGAGGTGCTTTCAGAGGCCACTTCTGCACGAGATGCTTCATAGAACAGTTGAGAATATTGCTCTGGTTGTTCTTCCAAGAACACTTCTCTGAACAGTCTAGCATCCTCTTTGTTCCAAGACAGACCCTTGATCGTGGAGAGAGTGCCACCAAGCCAACGACGTTGAACAGTATCACCAGCCTGCTTCCCAAGAGTCACATTGGCCACGTTCTTCCAGAATTGGTCGGACATGTCGATGATGAGGTTACCTGTGGAGGTGATGGTGTTTGCCGCAGTGGTACCAAGCTGAGATGTCATAAAGGCAATACGGATAGCGTCCGCATCCTGCAGTGCACGGTAGACAGGGTTACCCTTACCCTTATATACGCTTGCAGCAGCCTTACGAAGTTCAGCATCAGCCAGAGTTTCAAGACCATTCTCAGCCAAGAAATCTAGATCGCTTGTCGTCGCCTCTACACCCTTCTTAGCAGTCTCTTTCGCAGCCTTACGACCCTGAGACTTGCTGATGTAGCTTGCCTCTGCCAAGGTCTTACCAGCCTGAGAGAGATCAGCCAAGAAGATGTAAGAGGTCTGTTCTTTTGTTAGGTTGTACTTGTCACGCAGGGAGCTAAGATACCCACTGTCAATCCTACCCTCTCTGATACCCCTTGCAACGGCAGAAGAGATACGCTCATTAGGGTTGACGTTCAGGTTCTCAGAAATCTCAATGGTAGCAGCAGTGATGCTTCTCAGGGTGTCTATGGAGAGGTTAGCAGTAACAAGCCTGTCAACGCTCCCAGAGAGGACTTCTTTCTTGAGCAGGTTACCTTTCTCGACCAATTTAGGATCAAGAGGATCAAGCTGCACACCATCAAAACGTGCCTGCAAGTTCAGGGCAGCGGTTACAGCACGATCAGCAGCACTAGAGGCTTTGTCTGGGCTTACCGCAGAGAGGGTCTCTTTTGCAGCCTCATTACCTGCTTGCTTCCTTACTGTAGCAGAGGCATCCCGCGAGATAATCCTGTCCACAACAGCACGTTGGGTCTTTGTATCCAGAGCACGTACACCAGAACCGAGAGCACCACCAATAGTGGCGGAAATAACACCATCACGCAGCAAGTCTCCAGTGGTGTACTCAATCCCAGCGGCAACCTCACGTGTCTCCCCCTGCAGGCCAGCCTGACCAGCACCAAGAGCGCCTTCTACTACAGCGGATGTGACCCCACCCTTAATAGCTTGTCTACCGACTGTACCTACAACCTGATCTTTTACAGCACTGGTAGCAACACCCTTACGAACAAGGTCAGAAATGGTCTGACGCATTGCAAGCTGTGCAGCCTTACCAGATGCCTTCGTAGCAAGTTTAGAGCCAATGCCCCAACCAGCAGTGCCTACAGTAGCAAGGGTGCTGGGAGAGGTAGCAAAGGCAGACAGATAGTCCCATGCACCAGAGAGCTTCCCTGTGCCACCACCCTCGGCCCTATCATATGCCATCATCAACTTACCAAAGGATTCCAGTTCCTCGGAAGGGATGTCTTCTTGTTGTACATAGTTGTAGTCTTTGAGGGCAGTGAGTTCGTTAGTGTCTTGCCATCGCATGTGTTCGACAAACTTCTCTGTCAAACCCTCTGCCCCAAGCTCCTTCATCTCCTCAGCAGTCATCCCATAGCGAGAGCCACGGAAGAACCTTACAAGGTCTCTTTGAAACTCTGGGTTACTGGTAAAATCAGTAAGGTACTTGCCGTCCACTTCTTCGAGGTAGCTGCCCATTATTTGATTCTCTTTTTCTCTTCTTCTTCGATGATACTAAAGTAGGAGTCACCAAGATCATCCCCAGCTTGCTCTACTTGCTGACCCGCAGGTTCTGGAATCTCCACCACAGGGGTAGGCACATATTTCGTAGCAAAGGTCACAGGGTCCAGCATAACGGCATCGAAGTTGGTCACTAGGTCTTTTGCACCAGCAGTCTTAGCGGTAGTTACTGCAGTCTGGATATTTTTTGCGACAGTTGCTGCTGCATCTGTAGGAGTAAAACTTCTGGTGGGACCAAAAGCCATGTCTCTTGCACGTTCTTCTGCCAGACTGAACAACTCTGCAACACTCCTATCTGCATTCTGAGAGATGGTAACTTCACCTGTTTCAGGGTTCTGAATGAAAGAGTCTGTGAAGAAAGGTTGAAGTTTTCTTGCAATCTCGGAACCGATGTTCTTGGTCTCAGTCTCTTCTGCACCAGATGCGTAGCTGAAGTCCAACCTAAATGGGGCGATACCAGTTGCAGTGTCTGTGTCGTAGAGTTTCCGACTGACTTCATCTAGTTGCTCAGACGAAGTAGCCCCGTAGATGGCTTCCACCATGGCAAGAGTTGATTGCGCAGGGTCTGCAACATCTCTCTCAGTAGAGACACCAAGTACCATTGCCTTGGAGATTGCATCGCCACCCACTTCTTTCAGCTTGCTAGAGACAAAGGTGTTGAGGTCTTTTACAAACTCGGGATCAACTTTCTTGTTCTTCTCATACTGGTCAAGGAAAAATCCCAACTGTCCACTCTGTTGTAATGCTGTGGCAGTATCTTTTGTGACACCGAGGCCAACAGCCAGAGCAACTTGAGCCTTTTGAGCCTTCTTCTCTTTTTCCGACTCAGTCAAAAACCCAATCAAGGTGTCCTTACGACGCTCCAAGATTTCCAAATTGAAGAGTTCTCTGGCCTCTTTACGGGTTGCTTCCTTTTCTTTACGAACCTCTTCAAGCTCCTGCTCACGCATCTTACGTTCTTTGATATTCAGATGTGCCTGATAGATACCTTGCCAAACACCCATTAGATGTCCTCCCGAGCCATGAACCCTTTACGTGGGGTTGTCTTTTCTTTTGGAGTTTCGGGGATTTCCATAGACTCTTTTGCAACTGTCTTAGGGCTTCTCCCACCAAGCTCTTCAAATTCTTTAGATGTCAGGCCAACAACCCTAGCCTTACGGTAATTTTCTTCTGCAACCTTGTCTTCAAACCCATCATCTGCCTCAATGCCTGCAGCCGCAGCAGCTTGCTTAATAAACTCGTGTATGACAGGGGCAATAATAAGTGCGACATCAATAGAGTGCATACCCTGTGCAACGGCACCACGAAGACGCCCTTGCACCACAGTCTTAATATCAAGTCCATCAAGCTCAAGCAGATCAAGAGCTATACGAAGTCTCTTGGGATCAGACATCTTTGTCAGGTGCATTTGAAGGGCTGCTTCTGGGTCAGAAATCTCTGGTGGCCGTTCCCAAGGGAAGCCTTTAGGTTCTGTCGTCAGGGATTGGCCGGGGATAGGTCCGCTAAGTGATTGCATTATACGCCACCAGAAATTTTGTTGAAGGTTCTCATCCAGTTATTTTGATACTCGGCAGGGGTCAGATAATTGTTGACTGCAAGAGCCTTTTCACTCATTTCCCCACGAGCATTGCCAGTATACCACACAACAGGGACTTTTGTAATATCGTTGTTGTTCTCTGCCAGAATATCTTTGACATAGGCTGCGGCTACAAGGTCTTGGACCTCAGGGGGAGCTTCTTTAGCTGACTTGTATTCTGTACCGATCCCATACTTACTAGTCACGGCTCTCCAAGTATCGTCGATAAACTGATATCCACCTGAGGCAGAACCTTTTTCATTCTGAACACGATAGTCACCACTGGACTCTCTGGTCTTGATTGTTTCAAGGATCAGTCGAACATTTTCATCAGTAACTTCCGTAGTGATTTCACTCAGAAGTGGCGCATCTTTCCAGTTCTCAGGATTCCTCATAGGGAAAGGAGAGCTTTTTGGCACATCAAGATAAGATTGAATATCCTCTGCCCTTTTCTTTTTCTCTTCCATGACACTTGAAAAAAGGTCTTGAGTATCTGTAAAATATCTGGCAATCAGCGCGTCATAACCCTCATATACATCGCCAGCAGTGACAACATCTCTGGTAGCCAAGCCACGAGTTCCAGACCTCCCTACAGAAGCCATACTACGGATTTCCTCTGCTTTGTTTGCAACATTGAAATAGTTCTGCGTGTAGTCCATGTTTTAATTCCTTTTAGCCGGTAATCCAGTCCCAAAGAAGGGCCGTCCTAGCTTCTTTTTCTTTTTGGTTCTCTTCCCACTTAGTTAGTGCATCTTTCTTATCTGCAAGGAGGACTTCCAAAGCTCTGTCCTCTTCCCTCTCAAGAGAGTTCCAAGCATACGACAGCACATCTCTTTCCCTTTGCCAAATTTCATCCATAGCCTTTGCAGTCATACCATTCATGCTTTTTGCAAATTCAAGATTAGATTCGTTCTGTGCAGCAGTGTTAGTGGTAACAATCTCTTGTCTCCACTTGGCATTGGCCTGTGCGATAATCAAAGAGTTTGAAGCGTTGAACTGTTTTCTCTGGGCTTCAAGCTGAGCGTTAAAACGAGAGGTGGCATTCTTCTCCCCAGCATTGAACTGGGCCATAGCATTCTTCTGTTCTGAATTGAACATAGACACACGAGAACCAAGGTCAGCAAAGAACTGGTCAGTCTGGTTCTTACTGGCAGCATTGAACTGACGGGCAGCATTGATAGCAGCCTGATCTGTAAAGAGAGCCTGAACATTCGACTGAGCACGGAACATTGTCGCCTGCTGTCTGTTGTCCAAGTTAGCCATGTCCATCTGCAAGAAAGCCTGAGCGTTCTGCACTGCAGCCTGTTGACGATTGCTCAAGTTTGCCATATCAAGGTTTGCAAGTGCAGCAGCCTTAGCCATAACCATACCCTGACGAGCATCAAGGTTGGCAAGGTTCATTGTATTTACTGCACGGCTATTCTCCAGAGCGATATTCTGTTCTGCAGTAAAGTTCATGTTAGCGATGTCAGAAATCTTTGCTGCGTTTAGAACTCTTGTCTGGAAAGCCTGATCGAAGTCCATCTGCAAGAAAGCAGCACGTTGCTGAGCGGCAAAGAGAGCAGTCTGTTGTCTGTTGGAGAGGTTCTGGGATTCAAACTGAGCAAAGGTAGAGGCATCAGCCTGAGCAATAGGGAGTGCAGATTCCATAGCAGCCTGAATAACTGCCTGACCAGCAAGTGAGGATGCACCAAGACCTCTCTGGGATAGCATGGCCTGAGCATTACGCATAGCACCAGCAGCCCAAGCAGGTGTATTACCACCCTCGAACTGAGTCATCAGACCTTCAAGCTGGCCCTGAACTGTAGCCTTTTCTGAGGGTGTGGCTGTAGCTGCCTTGACGTTTTTCATCAGCTTATTGACTTTGGCAGCATCAACGGCACTACCAGAGACTAGCTCTCCCCTTTCAAGCTCCCTCTGAACAGGGTTGTCCATAAGGAAAGCTTCCCCTTGAGCAGCTTCCATGCCAGAGATAGAACTTGTAGTCTGTTGTGCCGCTGTTACTTGAGCGCCCTTAGAGACTGTACCCTGCTCTCCTTTAACACCCTTGACAGCCTTAGAGACATCATCCGCGACAGTATCCGCAGTCATGGTAGCAGGAGCAGTAACTTTAGGTGCAGCAGCAGTAGTGGTATCAGCAGTAACAGCAGTGGTAGCAACTGTAGGCGTGGTCACCTGTCCTGTACCAGCAGCAATAATGGTTCCGGGAGTCTCAGTAACCTTAGCTACCTCTGCCTCTTCAATTAGACTGGCTGGGTTTTGGATAGCTGCTTCTGCAAGCTGTGTTCCGGGGTTTTTAGTGGTACCACCTGTAGCCATACCAGCAGTATTCACACTAGTACGTTTCTGCAGAGCACGAGAGAACTTACCCATACGAGCAGCTACACCCGGACTAGATTGAATGAAAGCCTCCATGGCTGGACCTTCTGCGGGACCAGTGTAACCCATCTTAGAGAGTAGGCTATATTTTTGATTAGTATCGAAATCCACAGAGGCTCTCCAGTTTATTCGTCTATATTATTACAAGCTTTGCAGTTTTGCAAGTACTATTTTACCCAAGCAACTTAGCTAGGGTTTTAGGTCCAGCCACACCATCAGCGGTCAATCCGTTAGCAGTCTGCCACTTCTTCAGAGCAGCTTCAGTTCCCGGACCAAAGTCACCGTCAGCAGTGAGACCAAGCTTGGCTTGCATCTTCTTTACCATGTCACCCTTCGAACCACGACGCAGAGCTTGAGTCACTGCATCAGTAATCTGGGAATTGATGGAGACTTCAATCTTACCACCAAGAGCAGCCATTGCCTTAGCGTAACGAGCCTGACGGTCAGCCAAACCAATGTCACCACCATTAATGATTTTGGTCAGTCTTGTCACGTCGCCAGTGTCAGCAACCTCATTCAGATTGCGGCTGTTCCAGAACCACAAAGCACTCTCCAGAGCACCCTTCTTGGTCAACAGGTAAGCAGCAGCTTCTTCAGCAGTCATGCCAACAGTCTTGCCGAAGGCAGTCGTATTTGCACGGCCAGTAACTTGCTTCAGACCTTTTCCAGAAAATAACCACCCGTCACCATCCTTTAGATTACCTAAAGCACCAGCCTTTGAGCGATTTTTATCCATGTAAACGTAGTTGGCAATTTTCTCAGGCTTACCTGCATACTCAGCGGCATTCTCTTTGCCGGGACCAAAGTACCTCGGGAACACCTTGAGCAGGGTGGCTTCTTTGTAGTTCAGGTTCTCTTGTAGTACCCGGAAGTCCATGCTCTCGTGAGCACACTGAGAAATGAAACCTGCAATTCTCTTGTCGGTCGTAATGTTGTACTTAGGCAACATCTCGTTCAGGGCAGCACACCACTCTGCAACTTCTTTATTGGTGGGGATCATTACGGCCAGTTGGGCCTCTGTCAGTAGGCTCATTTACTCTTTGCTCTCTTAGCTGGTGCCTTCTTTGTGATTGCACCCAACACAGCTTCCTTAGTCATATCTTTGCCCATATCACCAAGCAAGTCTGTCGGGTTACCAGTGACAGCAGCCTTGATGATATTCTCTACCGGATCAGGCAGGTCCACCTTGTCCAGCACAGCATCAACTACTTTTTCTTTCGCCTTACGGCCAATAAGCATTCCAATTATTCTGGTAATCATTCGCTCGACTCCTCTTTCTCTTCGTTCTTTTTACGGTTATTGCCTGCAGCCATCACACCACCCAAAGCACCAGTAATAAAGCTGGCAATGGGGGTAAGGATGGAAAACAGTGCACGGTCATTTTCAGAGCTTTCGCCCAAAGGTTGGGTAACAAAAACCAAGCTGTACAAGATGATAAAGATGCTTCCACCCAGAATCAGGGTCAAGGATACCCCAATAAAGTAGCGCAGTTTGGCTTCCAGAAAATCTGGATCAGTTTTACTCATGGCGCAGCCCCTCCAGTCAAATCAGTAGCGCAGTTTTTTGTACGTAGGCAAACAGGTGGATTGCATTCTAGTGCTGCCCAATTCTCTGGGTCTTGACAGGGGTAGCGATAGAAGCCATCTCCACTAAAGTAAAACACTAATCCGATAGCCAAAGCAAAAAAAGGCCACACCCAATGTTCTAGTACCATCACCATCTCCCTAAGTAGCGGCCCCACAGATACAGGCCAACACTGCATACAGCCACTGTCACTAAGATGATGCCTAACCAAAGTAAAAACTCTGTGATAGACTCAATGATCTCGCGGCGGCGATACACTTGCTCTCTCTGTTGCTCTCTTACTCTACGCTCAATTGCTTGAAACTCCAACCAAGCGTCATTGCCATACGTGTAGCTGATGAGTTGGCGCAGTTCCTTACGCTGTTGTTCACACTGCTTCTGAGCGGCGAAAATATCAATAGCACTCTTCTGAAGTCCACCACCAAACAGTGTCTTAAATACACCCGGAGGTTCATTTGCTTTCTCAGCAGCATAGGCAATATCTGAGACTGCTTTTCCCCACTCTGAGAGTTGAGATGCCATGTCTTGGATTTCACGACCAGCCGCAATGCCTTGTTTTAGTAGACTAAAGGCTTTACCCCCAACACTGATGGCCATGCTGATCGAAACTGGGTCAAACATCTAAAAGCTCCAGAAGGGTGGGCAGAGAGATTGCGGGTGTATTGCCAAGGCCACATCCATAGTGTATCTGCAAACCTTGACAAATGTGTTGGTGTCGTTGATCCAGATGTGCGTATAGCCTACCCAGATCAGGGGGAGCTTCATTTCCGTAGTGCCTGTTCAATATTATCTAACTTAGACATAACAGTTTTGAAGTTTTCCCGCATCTCTTTGAACTCCCTGTCGTAAGCCTCTTTGTTAGCCTCATGCACAGCAGAAAGAACTGCCAGCTTTGTAGCATGATCCTGTTGAGTTCGATAGATCAAGAATACAAAGCCAGCAACGGGAGCTACAATCCACTGCATGATGGTGTTTAAAACTTCCATGGCTCACTCCCTCAGCCTTATTGACAGGTTATTCTTGTGCCAGCGAGGCAGTAAGCATGTTGACGAAGGCATCACGGCCAACCTGAAGCTGGTCAAGGTTAAACCGTGTCGAACCGATCTTGCGGTCTAAGTCAGCGATGTGGTTGATAAGCATCTTCTGCTCGTCCGTCAGTTGATCCTCGGTGTAGTCTTTGTCGTTGATCGTGATGACGTTTGGTTTTTTCTCGGCCATCGTGATCCTCCTTTCTTTAAGGGTTGCGGGGGGTTAGGGGTTTAGGGGTTAGCCACAGTAAAGTACGCAAGTCACCAAAAATGACCCGTCGTCATAAGTCACTTGCTTGATCGTGCTTGTGATCTTAGCGACTGTTTTTGTGCGGATAATATCATCGTCTTGGACCACCGCACATCCATTGCCATCAGCCTCTACTAGGTCTCCAATTTGAGGCTCTTGACCAGCCGCCATACGGATAACATAGTTGCCGACCGCACCCACAAGCATATCGTTATAAACGCCACCGTCATTGGTTTCGTCGGCCCCCCAACTAACAAACACACCAAAGACTGCTTTAGAGCCAGCAGTATTGTTGACCTTTACTTTGAGGTGCTTGTTGAACGAATAAGGCTCTTCACGTTCATTTTGAATAATACCTGTGTATTCTTGACCTTCGTACTCAACCGTTGCGCTAGAACCTACTGCGCCATTGCCGTTATAGCAAACACGCTTTTGGATCGTTTGCATGGTGTCTTCTTCGTGAACATCAATCACGACCACTTTGTAATCAAGCAACTCGTTAATCGTGTCAATCACCGTGCCAATCTTAATGTCTGGCCTAGACCAGTCTGCAAGCACACCAAAGTGAGAGCCTAAGAATGGCCCATAAGAGACGGTCGTGCCGGAGACCGAAATGGTGCCTTCGACGGTGCCAGCCTGCCGAAGGCTGATAAGAACACCGTCATCGTTTTGTCTGTTTACAAGTACACCATATCCAGCGCCAGTGCCAACAACCGCAGCCGTAAGGCCGTCATGGGTAGCAAAAAAGCCCAAAGATGTGCCACTTCCTGATGTCTTGCCGACAAGAAGATCACCTGCACTGTCGATACGGGCGTGTTCAGATGTACCATTATAAAACAACAGGTTTGCGCCGCTCACGGCCTGAACAATCGGATCAGTGCCAGTGTAAGTAAGAGCACCTCTGGCGTTTGTATCACCCCAGCTTATGGGTGCGCTACCATTTCCAAAGAACCGCGAAGTCCCAGAAACCTCCAGCTTCGCACCGGGAGAAGCCGTCCCAATCCCCACGTTGCCTGCGCTGTCGATACGCATACGTTCTACTGCATGAGTGCTGGCAGTATCATTGCTTGTACCAAAAAGCATGGAGTAGTCTGGAGAGGTGTCTTCCCCAACCAACGCAATGTACCCTTTAACACCTGCACCCGGAGTACTTGAGTCTGAGCCAAAAAACTCAATGCCACCAGTTGTTTGTCCAAACTGCTCAGAGGTATCAGTGTTGGTAATACGCAGAATGTTGTTACCCGCAGGTGAACCGTAGAGTGTTGTACTGGAAACCGTCTGGGTATTGTTGACGGTGTAGGTGCCAGTACCACCAGTGCCAGTCCCTAGAGCAGTAATGTAAGTGTTCCACTCAACACCCGTACCGTGGATGCGATCATTAACAGCAAGAGAACCAGAAATTACTGCGGTAACAGTCATAGTGGTACCAGAAATAGACGCAGTAACACTGGATGTAGTAGTATTGTTTCCAGAAATCTCAAGCTCAGTCTGAGGACTACTCGTACCAATCCCCACGTTGCCCGAAGAGTCGATACGCATACGTTCAGTAGCAGCAGTCTCGAAAGCGAGAGTGCTTACGGCGCGAACTTCAAGCTCATTGCCAACGGTGTTCAACCCGTGTTCAGCAACGCTCCCACCTGTCGTGGCGTCATCAATCAGAGTGAGCGTAGCGCCAGCGTCTGTGCTTTCAAAAAGACCAACAAGGTTTGCTGCACCAGAGTTGACGTGCAGTTCAGCTAAAGGCGAACTCGTCCCAATCCCCACGTTGCCCGAGCTGTCGATGCGGAGGCGTTCTGCTGTGGCAGTATTATCGTAAATTGCAAAAGCATCAGATGCTGCAATATTATAAAGAAGCCATTTATTTGTCGTCCCTTCGGCAATCCTAAAGCCACCATCTTGACCTGTCGCAGAACTAACTCGGATATAATTTTCTCCGCTTGCTGTCTGAACATCTAACTTGAAGGCAGGACTACTCGTCCCAATCCCCAAATTCCCACTCGCATCCAGCGTCATAGCCTGCGTGAAGGTGATCGCGTTGCCTGCGGTGCCGGAGGGGGCGGTGAACCATTGGTGTTGGCCCGCCTCGCCAGCATAACGTGTCGCCAACTTGCTGCTCTGCGTGTATTTCCAACCGCTTGCGAATACAGCGTTTGAGGTCACATAGATTGCGGCATCAGCGGGATATCCAGTAACAGCATTGCCGACAGCCCCCACTTCAATATGCTTCAAAGAGCCAGCACTCGGCGTAACCCCCAAACCGAGGTTGCCTGATGCGTCGATACGCATACGTTCTGCGGCGTTAACCGCAACAGCAAGAAAATCAGACGCATGGTCATACCGAAGGTACCCAACATTAGCGTCAGCTGAGTCACCAAGATAAACGTAGCTGTTTGCGGTGGTCCCCCCAATCTGGACGCGGAGGAAGCTGTCGTCTGTACTTGCAGTCCCTGTTGAGAGAACCCTAATGCTTGGGTCGGTGGCCGCTTGGACATCCAGTGCGTAGGTCGGAGAAGTCGTCCCAATCCCCACAAGGCCCGCAGAGGTAACCCGAAGCCGTTCATCCCCAGCCGTCTCCACCGTCACGGTATCAGCCGCAGGGAAACGAATGGCGGTGTTGGTGTCGCCAGTGTGAATAATCTTGTCAGCAATACTAACATCACTCGAAGCGGTGAGAATACCAGAGATAGTAGCAGCACCAGTAACATCCAGAGCCACGCTGGGGGAAGCATTGTTGATACCCACACGATCATTGACTGCATCAACAAACAAAGTGTCTGTATCTACCGCCACGTCACCATCACCATCAATCTCCATACGAGTAGCAACAGCACCAGAACTAGCAGTCTGGAAGAGCAGAGAGGTTTTATTTACTGCAGCGTCAAAAGTGTCCCCAGCCACAGCCTTGATGGTCGCAGCAACAACAATGGCATCACCACCACCAGAGACATTAGGTGCTTGGAAGTCAATCTCACCGAGGGTCTCACCAGAAGTGATTGCAGTATCATCTCTCTGCAGAGTAAGAACACCACCAGTCGAGGTAATAATAGTGGCAGCATCAGCAACAAGAGCATCAATGTTTGCGGTACCATCAATATACAAGTCCTTCCACTCAGACCCAGAAGCACC